ACAGCGATGCGACCGTGAATAACGGCACAAACAGCATCGCCTCCAACGCTTGGTCCGCGACCTACTTTGGCACGGCCCCCGCTGCAAACGGTGCGGGCTGCATGTGGGCTCCGTCCTTCGGTATCCAGCCTGATCCGGCGCGCAACGCCCGGCATAGCTTCAACTACTTCTTCCGTGGCGGCGCAGTAGTAACGCTTGACCTGCTGGATATTGCCGGGTCGATTACCGGCACCTGGACTGGCGCGATTGCCTATGACGGCAACACCACGACTATCGGCACGGGCTCGACGGGGTGTTACGCCCCCTTCGAGAACGAAGGCCGGATGTTCTATGTCAACGCTTATGTGGCGTCCGCGGCGAACCAGTTCTTCCGGTTCGACGTTCAGAACCGGGTATTCAGTCCCTACACCAACACTGACTTTATCCAGGTCGGCGGAGCTACTCTCGGCGGCCGGATGGCGGCGTACTGCGCAATTGATGGCACGGACACTTACGACGTGATTCTGCTTCAATCGCACCTTTCTGCCGTTTGTCAGGAACTCGTGGTCCTTGTATAACTGTCTCTGATCTTGTTCGCTTGACGTAGCCCCGACAAGGAGTGGTAGGTGCTCACAACACTGCTTTCGCAGCAGGGCGCGGCGGGCTCCTACACACTCGTAGCAGAAGGGGCGGTATACAGCTACTCAGGAAACAACGCCGATCTTGTCTATACCCCAGTTGGCGGGTTTACTCTTGTAGCAGACGGCGCGACGTACAGCTATTCCGGCAATAACGCTAACCTCCAGTATAACCGAGTTCTTGTAGCAGACGGCGCGACGTACAGCTACTCCGGCAATAACGCGGATCTTCGTCTTAACCGCATACTTATTGCCGATGGCGCGACATATAGTTACTCCGGCGATAACGCCGATCTAATCTACACTCCAGCCGGTGCATACACGCTTGCAGCAGACGGAGCAACGTACAGCTACTCCGGCGATAACGCCGATCTTGTATACACTCCGGTTGGCGGGTTTACTCTTGTAGCAGACGGAGCGACATATAGTTATTCGGGCGACAACGCAAATCTTTTGCTTGGCCGGGTGCTTGTCGCAGATGGCGTAACATACGGCTACACAGGTAATAACGCTAATTTCCCGTATAACCGGGTAATCAGACCGATTGGGGCGACGTACGTATATTTTGGTAACAACGCAACGCTTATCTACAGTGGCGGACCTCCACCAGTAATCGAAGTAATCGGTGTCAGCGGCCCGCAGGTCAATCAGGCGTTCCCCTTTGATGGTGTTACTGAACCCCCTTTCCCAGTTCAAAGAAGGACATCTTGATGGCTAAGTCTCCGGCGTGGCAGAGAAAAGAGGGCAAAAGCGAAAAGGGGGGCCTAAGCGCCAAAGGCCGTGCGTCTTATAACCGCGCTAACCCCGGTAAACCAGGACTTAAAGCGCCGCAGCCTGAGGGCGGCCCAAGAAGAGATTCTTTTTGCGCAAGAATGACAGGGATGAAAAAGAAGTTGACTTCGGAGAAGACAGCGAAAGATCCTAACTCGCGTATCAATAAATCTCTTAGGGCTTGGAACTGCTAACATGAAACATGAGCTTTCTGAGCACACAAAACAACTGGTAGACTTGGCATCTATCGTAACTGTCGTTGGTGCTCTCGTGGATTTTTTGCCATCTGTTGCAGCACTCTTTACCGTCATTTGGACAGGAATACGTATTTGGGAAACCGATACGGTCCAAGGTTGGTTTAAGAGGAAGTAATGCCGGCCAAGTCTGAAAAGCAGCGCCGGTTTATGTATGCGTCTTTGGCGGGCAAAACGAATGTCCCGCCTAGCGTAGCCAAGAAATTTGTCGGGCCTAAGGCCCATAACGACGGCGGGCCCGTTAAGGAGACTGATGTGGAATCTAAGAAGATGGTCAAACAGGAGCTTGCCTTCATGAAAAAGAAGGGTGCGCCTAAGTCAATGATCGCCCATGAGAAGAAGGAAGCCGGCATGAAAAAGGGCGGTACTGCTAAGTACGCTAAGGGCGGCGGCATCGAGGCTAAGGGCAAGACCAAGGGCAGCGTCGTCAAGATGAAGTACGGCGGTACTTGCTAGGAGATGGCTATGGATGCTCAGACTGACGCCGAACTTCGGCGTATCCGGGACACGGACGACCCAAAGAAGCGCAAGGCGCTGTTGGACGCGCTCAATACGCGTACTAGGCCCTATCGCGCCCCGCGGGGCCAACAGGCACCGGAGCCCCCTGCTCCCAGCCCTGCCCCCCATGCTGCCCCCCGTCCTACGTCGGAAACGGGGTATAAGCCGAAGCGTGTCGATCCTCGCGAAATCATTAAGCCGGAGATAACCACTAGGCGCCGTATGCGCGAAGCCGAAGAAAGCATGGGGTTCGCCAAAGGCGGGAAGGTTCGCGGCGATGGTTGTGCTCAGCGGGGCAAGACCAAGGGGACGATGCGTTGAGAAGCTCACGTGGCATGGGGGCGATTCGTGAAGACCTCAAGTTTGCTAAAGGTGGCGGGCTGTACGCAAACATCCACGCCAAGCGGCAGCGTATTGCCGCTGGATCAGGCGAAAAAATGCGCCCGCCCGGCGCTCCCGGCGCTCCTACGCCCCAAGCCTTCAAACGGTCCGCAAAAACTGTAAAAGGTCCGAGGAAGTAATATGCAGCGATACTTCGACGTTGTTCAAGACCGCAGCGGTAACGCTATCGCGGGCGCTTCGGTTTCTGTATACGTCGGTAGTACGTCTAACCTAGCGACTATCTATAGCGACAATGGTGTAACGCTGACCGCTAACCCGCTCACTACTAATGGTGACGGTGAATATGCTTTTTATGCGGCAAACGGTACTTACACCCTTACTATTGAAGCTACAAACTATAGCTCCGAAAACAAGCCTGGAACGGTTCTTTTTGACCCGGCGGATTCTGTATCACTTGCTACTGGCTCGGTCAACTACCTCAATGTGCTTGGCGGTAGCACCCTACAGCCCGCAGTTGTTAGCGCGCTTGGCGGGGACGCCAGCATCGGCTTGGCGCTGCGTCCGAAGGGTTCAGGCGCGATTCTGGCGCAGGATAGCGCGGGGCTCACTGTGGCCGAACTTGGTAGCACGGGTTCGCGGTTTCCACGCGTAGCGTACTCGCCGTTTGTCTCGCTCACCGATCAGGCGTCGATTCTGTTGAATGGCTCGCTGGGGAACAGTTTCATTGTGACCCTGGCCGGCAACCGTACGCTGGCGAACCCCAGCAACCTCACGGATGGGGCGGTGTATAACATCTGGATCAAACAAGACGCCACTGGGGGCCGCACGCTAACTTACGGCTCAAAGTTTAAATGGCCTGGGGGCGTGGCCCCATCACTAACTACTGCGGCTAATGCGCTTGATTTCATGTCTTGTCAATACAATCTGGCACAAGACATTCTTGTCTGCGTTATGCAAAACGATGTCAAGTAGGCTGGTACTATGACTGTTCTAAATAACAATGTAACACCAGTAAATAACGTATCTAACGCTGCGTTATTTAACCCAGACCTTAGCGAGATTGTTGAGGAAGCGTTTGAGCGCTGCGGCAGTGAGCTTCGCACAGGTTACGACCTGCGTACGGCGCGGCGGTCGATGAATCTGTTGTTCGCAGATTGGGCGAATCGAGGCATTAATCTATGGACCGTTGAGCAGGGGTCGCAAGTATTGACGGCCGGCACTGCTACGTATACGCTTCCAGTTGACACTGTAGACTTGATGGAGCATGTTATTCGTACGGGCGCAGGCAACGCCTCTACACAGACGGACCTCACCATTACGCGTATCAGTGTTTCTACGTACTCGTCCATCCCGAACAAGCTGCAACAAGCGCGACCGATCCAGGTTTACATTGACCGACAACAAGCTGCGCCGAAGTTCACTGTGTGGCCGGTGCCGGATAGTTCTCAGACGTACACTTTCGTCTATTGGCGGCTTCGCCGTATCGATGATGCTGGGTCTGGCGGGGCCAACACGCAGGATGTCCCGTTCCGGTTCCTGAACGCGCTCGTCGCGGGGCTTGCCTACTACCTAGCGCTGAAGATTCCTGGCGCGGCTGAACGCCTGCCGATTCTCAAACAACAGTATGACGAGGCGTGGGACTTGGCGAGCACTGAAGACCGCGACAAGAGCGCTATCCGGCTGGTCCCAAGGCAGATGTTTATTGGGTGACTCATGTTCACTGTAGGCCCTGCATTTTTCGGCACTGGGGTGCGGATAAGTTTTGTCGGAGTGGGGGCGCCTGATGATAATGTTACCTTGCCTACGATCGTACCAGCGCATAATGCGGGAGATATAATTGTTACGCTTGATGTTGGTAGTGCAGGCGTTGTTCCAAATTTAAGAGCGGGATACACTACGCTATGCACTAGTAACGGATCAATTATTGGTGGCGCGCGACTTTCAGCTATTGCCGATACAAGTAATAGTATTACAAGTCTTGCGGCGGCTGTTGGCGGTGCGATGCCGCCTTTAGTCTGTATATATCGTGGGGCGCAAGTAACCCCGGGATCGTTTGGGCAAGGATCAGAAACACTAGGGGGGACTAACCCACGTAACTGGCCGAATCTTGCTGCATTTGTCGGCAGTGGTTCGTGGGTTATCGGTATTCTGGGGACAAATAATCAGAATCCGGTCGTGCTAGGGCCCAGTGATACCCCCGGGATGGTGAAGAGAACTACTAAACCCACTACCTGGGGCGGTTCTACATATGAAATTTTTGATTCTAACGGCGTTCTAAGTAGTTTCACTGGATATACTTGGAATGCAAACAACCCCGGTAGCACCACAAACATTTCAGCCGCTGCCGAGTTGAGAAGGAACTAAAGCATGGCAAATCGCTTTGCTAATGGCGCTAAAGCGTTTGGGTTTTGCGACGTTTGTGGGTTCCGTTTCAACCTGAAGAAGCTGAAGAATCTTACCGTCAAGACAAAGCAGACACAGATTCGCGCGTGCCCGCAGTGCTGGGTGCCCGATCAGCCGCAACTGCAACTCGGCATGTATCCCGTCGCGGATCCTCAAGCGATTCGCGACCCGCGCCCTGATACGAACACATGGGTTGCTTCCGGTACGGGCGTTTCCGGGTTCCCTGGCGAAGGCAGTCGTGTTACTCAGTGGGGCTGGGCCCCCGTAGGCGGCCCCAACGCAGTTCTGGGCTCCGTCGTCCCCAACGCCTTGCTTGGACAAGGTGTTCTTGGTACAGTGACCTTCTAGGAGATTTTTATGGCTACAACCCCTGAAAAAGCTGTCCGTAAGCACGAGAAGCGGATGCACCCTGGCAAGACCCCTTCGTTTAAGAAGGGCGGGCCTACGACCGACGATTACAAGCGCCTCGGCCGTAACATGGCGCGTGCCATGAACCAGAAAGGCCGCTGAGATGAAGACCAAAACTACCAAGGCCCCAGCAGCCGGCCAAACGGCTCCAGGCATCGAGACGCTGAATGTCTCTGTCGCGAACGAGCGGGCCAAGCCGTACGGCGGCGCCAAGACTTCGGGCGTGCAGATGCGAGGTACAGGCGCGGCTACGAAAGGCAAGATGTCGCGCGGCCCGATGGGGTGATCTATGCCGATGACGTATACGCAGCTTCAAGCTGCGGTATCATACTACACCGAGAATACATTTTCGGCAGTAGACTTTGCTACTATGACTCGGCTTGCCGAGCAAAAAGTCTATAGTGTAGTCCAGCTTCCTACGCTTCGTAAGACGGCGACGCTGACGTTTAACGTTGGTGTTCAGACGATCAATCTACCTACAGATTTTTTGTCGTCGTATAGTTTTGCGGTGGTTCTGCCAACAGGCGAATACGCGTACATGCTGAATAAAGATGTCAACTTTATTCAGGAAGCATACCCAAGTCCTGTGTTCTCAGGCGTTCCCAAGTACTACGCGCTTGCTGGCACCGTGAGCAACCCATTGGTGCAAGTAGCAGTAGTTGGGCCTGCGCCCCAGCTTGGCTACGATACGGCACTCAATTACGCGGCGTACCCCGAAAGCATCACGGTTGCGACTACAGGCACTTCTTGGTTGGGTAACAACTTCGAGTCTGTACTATTCAACGGAGTGATGGTCGAAGCTGCCCGTGCCATGAAGCAAGAGCCCGATATTGTCGCCATGTATGAGAAGCAGTTCCAAGAGTCGTTGATGCTCGTTAAGGAACTCGGTGACGGGCGGAACCGCCGCGACGCATACCGCTCCGGCCAGACACGCTCTGGGGTGACCTGATGCCTATCATCCAAGGACTTGTTTCGTCGTTCAAGCTAGAGTCTTGGCAGGCGATCCACGACTTTCCAACAGATACACTCAAGTTTGCACTTTACACCGCCAATGCCTCGCTTAACCCCACTACAACGACATACGCCAGTGCTAACGAAGTCACTGCTGCGGGCTACACTGCTGGTGGCGTTGTGCTTTCTGGTGTCACTCTCACTCTAAATAACGGGGCCGCCTGTCTATCTTTTGATAACCCAACGTGGGCAGGTGTAAATTTTGTCTGCCGAGGCGCGTTGATTTATAACGCCAGCAAAGCCAATCGAGCAATTGCGGTGCTAGATTTTGGCGCGGACAAGACCGCCTCTGGTACTTTTGTTGTACCCATTCCAGCGAATACTTCTTCTACGGCGATTATCCGCTTCCAGTAAGGACAGTCATGCCTACTAGTTTCACCCCCCTGCTCGGTCTCGCGCTACCTGCTACAGGCGAATTGTCGGGCACCTGGGGCGATACGGTTAACAACTCCATTACGTCTTTGGTTGAAAGCGCTGTAGCTGGCACTACAACGTTAAATACTGATGCAGATGTTACGCTAACGACTAACACGGGTGCTAGCAACCAAGCGCGGCAGGCTGTATTGCTCTGCACGGGCGCGCGTACGGCGCAAAGAACAATTACCGCCCCGGCGCAATCAAAGACGTACATTGTCGTAAATAATACTACGGGCGGGTTTTCTGTAAAGCTTGTTGGGTCAGGCCCTACAGCAGGTGTTACTGTTGATAGTGGGGAACGTGCGCTAGTTGTGTGGAATGGGTCCGATTTCGTCAAGCTAGGCTACGCGAGCGGGGTAGGGGTGTTCACCAGTGTTGTCGCTGGTTCGGGCACAGCGGCGCTGCCTTCGTACTCCTTCGTAGGAGACACCGATACGGGAATGTTCTGGCCGGCCGCCAATACGCTGGCCTGGAGCGCAGGCGGGACGGAGGGCGTGCGGCTGGACTCCAGCGGGAACCTTGGGATTGGGACGAGTTCGCCCGCAACCAAGTTACATATCAACACCGGAGCGGCGGGATATGGGGTCACCATAGCGGCGTCTAGTCAGACTGGTATTACGTACCAGCTCGGCATTGACTCAAATAGCAATCTTGCAATCTACGACACAAGCGCAGCGGCGCAGCGTCTTGTTTTGTCTCCGACTGGACTTCTCCAGCTAGCAGCCGGTAACACTGGTGGTGGCGTTGCACTCAATAACGCAGCTAATACGTCGCCTACTGTTCTTGATTGGTACGAAGAGGGCACGTTCACCCCAACGCTCACGGGTATCGGCACACCAACATACACTACACAGTCAGGCTCTTATACACGGATCGGGAACGTAGTCCACTTCAATATCACGCTTAACTGGACTGGCGGGACAAACGGCGCCGGTATCACCGTGGCTAGTCTCCCGTTCACGGCCGCTGGGGTCAATACACCAGTAAGTGTCAGTGTTAACTACCTAGGTAATGCGAGTTTCACGTGGACAGGCGTGGTTAAGGCATACGTTAGTGGCGGGACGGCGAATATCGCCCTGGTCGTAGAAAGTTCTGGCGCTTCCAATGGGGCGCTGCTAAACCCTAGCGCGGGCACTAAAGACGTGATTATCTCTGGTACTTACAGGGTGGCATAATGAAGCTTCCAATTTTTCCACAAGACAAAGCGAACCATTTTATTTATGGCGCCGCAGTCACTTCCCTGGTAGCTTTGTTCAGCGTTGTAGCAGCGATAATTGTATGTGTAGTCGTCGCAGTTGGAAGGGAGGTATACAACAAAATCTACGGCGGTGAGGCGACCTTGGCGGATATCGGATGGACGCTTGCAGGGGGGGGCGTAGTACTGTTTCCGTCTCTCCGGCAACAAATCTCCTCTATTTTTTGATAACTACGGTTTATTGAGCTATGCCACTTCCTGCATTTCTTGCCCCACTACTGGCCCAAGGGCTCAGTCTTCTTAGTAATGCTGCGCTCGTTAAAGGCAAAGAGTGGGTCGAACAGAAGACGGGCGTCAGCCTCGATCAACCGTTGTCGTCAGAAGATGTACTGAAGCTTCGTCAGTATGAGATGGATCACGAGGAGGAGCTTATCAGGCTTCGGCAGGAAGACGATAAGCTTAAAGCGACGCTGGAGCTTGCGTATCTTGAAGATGTACAAAATGCGCGAGATCTACAGAAAGCCGCTCTGGCGCAGAACGATTTGTTTGCAAAGCGCTTCATCTACTACCTCGCGATCTTCTGGAGTGTCGCAGCGGTTCTCTACATCGGATTTATCACGTTTGCGGAGATCCCCGAAGCGAATGTACGTTTTGCTGACACAATTCTTGGTTTCTTGTTGGGCACATTGATCGCTACCATCATGAACTTCTTCTACGGCTCTAGTCGCGGCAGTGCAACTAAGGGGCAGGTACTTGAGGATGTTGTGTCTAAGGTTGCGGGGGACAAGCAATGAGCCTTGTGCCAGAACAAGCAGCGTTCCTGCTCGATGTGTGCCGCCTGATCCAATATGCTACTTCACAGGGCTGGACGATCACAGGCGGGGAGTTGTACCGCACGCTTGAGCAGCAGCAGATCCATGTAAAGGCAGGTCGTTCAAAGACGATGAACAGCAACCATCTCAGGCGTCTTGCAATCGATCTTAACTTCTTCAAAGACGGTAAGTTGGTCTGGGACAAGAACACAATCGCCCCTCTAGGCTCGTATTGGGAGACGCTTCACCCTAAGAATCGTTGGGGCGGCAATTTTAGGTCGCTCGTCGATGTACCGCATTTTGAACGAAATGTGTAGTCATGCCGCTTAAGACGATTAGGTTTAAGCCTGGGATTAACCGCGAGAATACTAGATATCTTGCGGAAGGGAAGTGGTATGACTGCGAAAAAGTCCGTTTCCGCCAAGGAACACCTGAGAAGATCGGCGGCTGGGCACGTATCTCAAACAATACCTACCTTGGTGTTGCGCGGTCTCTCTGGCCGTGGGCGGCGTCAGCCGGGGCGTTGTATCTTGGCGTCGGCACCCACCTGAAGTATTACATTTCTTCGGGCGGAACGTATTACGACATTACACCCCTGCGTGTCACGACTACACTTCCAAACAACCCATTCACCGCAAACGGCACAAGCACTATCTCAGTAAACGCCCCCACACACGGGGCTGTTGCTGGGGATTTTGTTACGTATAGTGGGGCGACAGCATTCAGTGGCGCGACGATTGTTGGCGAGTATCAGGTCGTCTCTGTTACAGACGCGAATACGTACACGATCGATTTTGGTTCTAATGTCGCCGCCGGTTCAGGTGGCGGCGCGGCTGTTTCCGCAGCGTACCAAATCAATATTGGCGCAGCCACGCAACTGCCATTGGTCGGATGGGGGGCGGGAGGATGGGGCCAAGGGACTTGGGGCCAAGGCGCGATGGGGACAACGCAGATCCGTATTTGGAACAACCAGAACTTCGGGTTTGACCTACTCTACGGGCCGAAAGGCGGGGCCCTGTACTACTGGAATAACACAACCGGACCCAGTACGCGCGGCGCCGCACTTACAAGCCTGCCAGGAGCATCTGATGTACCTACGCTCCACAATCACATGATTGTGTCAGACGCGTCCAGGTTTGTTCTAGTTTTTGGCTGTAACGATTACGGTAATACGTCTATCGATCCGATGCTGATTCGGTGGTCTGACCAAGAGACTGCGGTTAATTGGACCCCAGCAGCGACGAACCAAGCCGGGAGTTTACGTCTTTCTCGTGGTTCTAAGATTAGCGCCGTACTCCAAGTCCGACAAGAAATCCTTGTGTGGACAGATATTGCGTTGTATTCTTTGCAGTATCTAGGCCCCCCTGTTGTTTGGGGCTCTCAGATTCTGGGAGACAACATCTCTATCGTCAGTGATAGAGCGGTAATGGTGGCGGCCGGTACTGCGTATTGGATGGGTGAAGAGAAGTTTTATGTCTATGACGGCCGATTGAACACACTTACTTGCGATGTCCGCCAGTATGTGTTCGGAGATTTTAATTTTAACGAAGCACAACAAGTGTTCGCTGGTAGTGTAGAGGAATTCAACGAGGTCTGGTGGTTCTATTGTTCTGCGGGGTCTACTACAATTGATCGTTACGTTGTTTACAATTACCTAGAACAAGCTTGGTACTACGGCCGTATGGCAAGAACGGCCTGGATTGACGATAGCCTTGTTAGTACTTACCCGATAGCCGCTACGTATTCAAACGTATTGGTGTATCATGAACTGGGAGTGAATGACGCTGAAGGCCCAACCGCCCAACCAGTCACTGCGTACATTACATCCGCTGAGTTCGATATTGAAGACGGGCACAACTTTGGGTTCATCTGGCGCGTACTGCCAGACGTAAAGTTTGATGGCTCAGATGCGCAAAATCCGTCTGTGACGATGACACTCCTGCCGTTGCAGAATTCTGGTTCGGGATATAACGTACCGCCATCTGTTGGCGGCGCTGACTCGGGCGCTATTGTCCGATCGGCCACAGTCCCGGTGGAGCAGTTCACGGGACAGATTAACGTGCGCGTGCGCGGGCGACAAATGGCATTTAAGGTGCAGTCAGACTCGCTCGGTACCCATTGGCAGCTTGGCGCGCCTAGAATCGATATTCGTTCTGACGGCAGGAAATCCTGATGTCTGTATGGAGCAATCTCGTAAAGCGCTTTCGCGCCCCCGCACTGCCAAAGCCGGGGCCGACGTACACGCAGACGTACATGGACAACCTGCTGAATGTCCTGCGTTTGTACTTCAACCAGCTTGACGAACTTCTGGCGAATATCTTGGCTGCTCAACCCGTAAACGTCCGTTTTTTCGGGACCGCACTTGATGCGTTTGGTCGTACGCGTATTAGCCAGCCGTACACCCTGTTTGACTCTCAGAACCGCTACGAGAAGAACGACCTCTTCGATGAAACTACTGCTACAGGCGGTACGGTTACGTATACGGCCAACGAAAGCACGGTCAATCTAAACGTAACCACCAGCAGCGGGTCAAGCGTCACCCGTCAAAGCTACCGCTCATTTGCCTACCAACCCGGTAAGGGCTTGATGGTGATGAACACGTTTGTCATGGGTCCGCCCCAGACGAACATGCGGATGCGCGTTGGTTACTTTAACGCAGAAAACGGCGTGTTTCTTGAGCGGGACGGCGCTACGGTCTACATTGTCCGCCGTACGTTCGTCTCCGGTGCCGCAGTCGATACGCGTGTGGCGCAAACTGACTGGAACGGTGATAGGCTCAACGGTACCGGCGCGTCCACACTGACGCTCGACCTTACAAAGGCCCAGATCCTCTGGATGGACTTCGAGTGGCTGGGCGTAGGTTCCGTCCGGGTTGGGTTCGTGATCGATGGGCAGCCCGTTATCTGCCACACGTTTAACAACGCCAACAACCTCACAACGGTCTATATGACGACGGCGATCCTGCCGGTGCGTTATGAAGTGACTAACACCGGGGCTGTCGCAGCCGCAGCTACACTGAAGCAAATCTGCTCTACGGTTATTTCTGAAGGCGGCTACGAAAAGAAGGTGGCTACGTTTGTCGCACGTATGACGGCGGCCAATGCATCTATAAGCACTACGTTCGTTCCGCTAGTGTCTATTCGTCTTGCTTCCGGCCGCACCGGGGCGGTTGTGGTTCCTGATAGTTACGCAGTTCTTCCTACAGCGGGGGCGGCAACTACATTCGAGATTGTACTAGTAAAGAATCCTACACTCACGGGCGCAGCTTGGGGGGCGACGGACTCTAATAATGTGCAGCGAGATATTAGTGCTACGTCTTTTACTGGCGGGACTATTATCGAATCGCAGTATGTTCTATCCTCTTTTTTATCCCAAGGCATGTCGTCTGGTGGCGGGGACTATAATTGGGATCTACAACTCGGCGCCACGATCGTCGGCACTAGCGACATCTATACTGTTGCTGCGCGTACATTAAGTGGCACGCAAACTGCGATTGCAAGCATGTCGTTTTGGGATCTGACATGAATAAAAACGACCCTTACGCCGGGATTAGAAACCTGAAGTTTCGCGGGGTAGACGAGGTTTTCACTCCGGTATCCCAGGATGAACTATCTCAGTTCTACGTTGATACGGACGAGGGTCGGCGAGTTGACCAACAGCGCGCCATTGCGGCCGGATTCGCGCCGAACGCAGTGTCTGTCGGGGGGTCCGAGTACGGTGGAGAGAACTTCACCTGGGGGCGCCCCACTGGGCAATTTCGGAGTTGGGCCCCAGATTGGGAGTCGCTGAAGTCACTCGGGCTCCAGTCTAAATACAATCAATCAGACGACATCACCAGCCAGCTCTCTGAAGCCCAACGTACGGCTTTGGGGGGTGACAGACTCTTTAAAACTACGCTGCAACAGCCAGGCAAACATAAATACGATACTCAAGAGGCTTTTTACCGCGTCAACCCACAAGGCGACGCCGTACTACTCGGCACGCCAACAGCGTCACGGCAGCAGTCTAGTTCAAAGCAGTTCCGTGACACACTATTCAAGGAGATGCTTCCGGTCGCTGCGCAGATTGCTACGTTCGCTGGCGGCCTGCCCGGACTCTCGTCAACCACTTTTGGTGGCGGGCTACTCGGCGCTGCGGGCGCGGGTGCGGCTAATAGTGCTATCGGCACGCTACTTCGCGGTGGTGGTCTAGATGACATTCTGAAGAGTGCGGTAACTGGTGGGGTCACGGGCGGCGTGATGCCCACGATCTCATCGGCTATTTCTGACATTATTCCTAGAGAGGGCGTTGGGTCACTATTCAACCGTGCCACTACAGATGTTGCGCAGTCGGGCCTTCGCTCCTTGTTGTCGGGGAGAGACTTCGATCTCGGCGAGGTCCTTAAGGGGTCCGCGCTGAACCAACTCACAGCGGGCTTGACCGACAACTTGGGGATCCCTAAGGGTCTGGCTTCGCTGGGCGTAAGGCTGGCTGGAGGACAGCAGGCGCGACCTTCGGACATCCTGGGGCTGGTTCGCGGCTTCGGTGGGCCTGACAACGCACTTGCTCAAGTTGGGCGAATCGCGGATACTGTGGCTGGGAGAAAAACTCGCCTACCCATGTCGTCCACGCCCCCCGAAGCTCTGACCCAGGCACGTGCCACGGACGACGCATTTGCGCCGCTTGCCCTGATGAGTCTGCTCGGACAGCCCGCGCGTAGCGCCCCGGCCCCAGAGTACGAGGTAGCGCAAATCAACGCGCGTTCGCCGTTCGGCAGCGTCTTTGACCGCAACCGAAACGAAGATACAAGCCAGCTTCTTAGAGGTCGGTATGGATAGTTTTTTCGACTATTTTGAACCGGGGGCGATCGGGTACGACTTCGATACCACACTGTCTCCGTATAACGAAGACTTTGGCGCCAGCTATTTTTTGCCGAGTAGCGGGGACGAGGGCGGCGCCGTACCGCAAGACAACGAGTGGATGAAGTTTTTGCGGCAGCAAGAGACCGCCCAAAGCGGCGAATCCCCGTTGGGCGGGATCGGCCCTAACGCAGAAAGCCTTCCACTAGTTAACACCAACACTAACCTACTCTCCAAACTCTTCGGTAGTCTCAAGAGTGGTGGACAACAGGTAGCGAATGCCGCGGTGTCTCCTGGCGGACTGATGGGGATCCTAGGTGCATTGCTGGCGAATAAGTTCGACAAGGCCCCCGCTCAAGGGGGTGGTGTAGGTGCGGCGTACGCAGGGGCAAAACCAATTACTCGCACAATCGAACAGGGCAAGTACGGCCCTATTGCTCGTTACGCGGCTGATGGCGGTATCATGAATGCCTACGCGTATGGCGGCTCCGTCTCCCCCTTTCCTATGCAGGATGGGGGGTTTGTGATGACCAAAAAAGCAGTAGATGGCGCGGGTGGCGCGGGGGGCATCAAGCGAATTCTCCCGGGCGCGCGTATGATCGGCGGTCCTCCCGACCCTACTGGTCGGCGCGACCTGACGCCTGCGGTCATTCATGGCCCTCGTGGGCAAACTCCGGCACGGGTGTCAAACGGCGAAG